AGAACATAGAAAAGTGTTTGATGCTCGGCTTGATAAAGCTGAATCTGAGCGGGGAAAACACAAGTTACAGATTGAAACACTTAAAGGAATAAATTCACCTCAAGAACTAAAAGGGTTTCATAGGGAAATGGGTGAGTTTAGTGCTAGATTAAAGGCGACAGAGAAACAGATTGATAAGCTAGATAAACAGCACAACGGTTCTCATCCGCCCACCGGAGTAAAAACATGAGTGAACACGGTGAAAGATTAGCAAAGCTGGAAGCTACTGTTGAAGCTGGATTTAAGTCTATTGGGCGTTCAATTGATCAACTGCGCGAGCGGCATGACGCGCATATAAATGAAGAACGAGAACTTAAAGTTAAGTTGGATAACGTTGAACGTGAACTTGATCAAGTTCGTGGTGGGTATAAAGTTTTCTTAAAAATGCTTGGGTTCTTTGCAGCTTTTGGCGCGGCAGTCTGGGCAATTGCAACTTGGGTTGCAGATCAATGAGAATTGTATTGGCCTTATTAGCTCTGATATTTACGGGTTGCCAGACTGTAGAAGATGTGCCAGTTGATCAAATGACAACGGTTGAGTTACGCAAACATTTAGAAGAACAGCCGCAGCCGCAAGAAACACGACCTATCCCTACTTGCGCTCCAGCCGAACAAATGACAGCTATCCTCGTCAATAGCTTCAAAGAAGTCCCAACTAAAGCTGGATTAGCTAGTGATGGTTCTATTATGATTTTATTTGTTGCTGAAGATGCAACATGGACACTGATACGCGCGATTAATGGGCTGTCTTGTGTTATGGCATTTGGAAACAATATGCAGGATGTTCAACGGGATAAATCGATTTAGGAGTACTTATGCTTAGTTTACTTGGATCACTTCTTGGGTTCGGTACGTCTTTTCTTCCTAAAGTCATGGACTATTTCCAAGATAAGCAGGATAAAGCGCACGAACTTGATATGATGGATAAGCAGTTAGCTCAACAAGAAGTTTTGGGCGCTCAAAAGCTGCAACTGGTTAATGTAGAAGCCGACATAGCTGAAACAAAAGCCATAATGCAACATGATGCAGCCTTACAAAAACGGTCAAGCCAGTTCATCGTAAATTTAGCTGCGTCCGTTAGACCGGTAATCACATATTTACTATTCATAGAATTTGCGACTTTAACAGGCTTATTGGCTGGAGGGTATATCGACAATGGCATGTACTCATTAATTTGGAATAATGAGTTTCAGGCAATTTGGGCGGCAGTTGTTAGCTTCTGGTTTGGGGCAAGAACAATGGCGAGGAAACATCAAACATGACTTTACATGACCAACTTATTACCAAGTATGCTTGGGATGGTCATGTTAATGAAGCCGGTTTGGGGATCATTAAATCGTTTGAAGGATGGTCATCATCAGTATACTTATGCCCAGCAAACCGCTGGACAATTGGTTGGGGAGCAACCTGGGATATTGATGGCAACCCTGTTACCGCTAATCACCCTGATATTGATGAGGCCACCGGCACGGCTCTCCTCAGACGCGAATTGCGCCATGTTGAAAGCGCAATTAACCGCCTTGTCAAAGTACCGTTAAATGAAAACCAATTTTCAAGTTTGTGCTCATTTGTATATAATCTAGGAAGTGGAAATTTTCAATCCAGTACTCTTAGAGCTAAACTTAATAGAGAAGAATACGAGGGGGCTGCTCTAGAATTTCCTAAATGGAGACGTGCTGGTGGAAAAATTTTAAAAGGATTAGTAGCGAGACGTAAAGTAGAACAAAGCTTGTTTTTGACATAGGGTAAGAAATGCCACTTCAAAAATTAAAAATTCCAGGGGGTATTGTAACGGACCGTTCTCCTTATGCTGTAGAAGGAAGATGGATAGATAGTGAAAAAGTACGGTTTCAACAGGGACTACCTGAACCAATAGGGGGATGGATTCAAGAAGTAAATTGGTCTGCAACTGGTACCCCTAATCAACTAAAAGCTTGGACAAATTTAAATGGTGACCAGCTACTTGCGATTGGAACAGAAAAGAAAGTTCATTTAGTTTTTAACGATACTATTAATGACATTACGCCAGTACGTGAAAGCCAGAGTTTAACAAATCCATTTACAACATCTAGTGGTACTCCAACGGTAACTGTTGAAGACGTAGCCCACGGTGCCGAGGATGGTGACTATGTTACATTTTCAGGTGGAAGTGCCGTAGGTGGTTTAACTATAACAGGTGAATATGTTTTAACTTATGTAGATGAAGGTACATTTACTATCACAGCTTCTAGTAATGCCTCTAGTACCGCTACGGGTGGCGGTAGCGTTACAGCTAAATATCAAATTTCTACTGGTTCTACTGCTGGAACTCCAGGTCTTGGTTGGGGTGTAGATACTTGGAACAGTTACCGTGAAGGTTCGCCTGTTACGCAAAAAACTGTGAGTGGGCTTACACAAGCTAATCCGGGGGTTGTTACGGCTACTTCACATGGATTTAGTAATGGTGATATAGTAAAACTAACCGACGTAGTTGGAATGGTTGAGGTTAATGGTAACTACTACACCATAGCAAATGTAACGACTAACACGTTTGAATTATCTGGTACCAATACCTCTGGTTTTACTTCTTATGGTTCTGCTGGTAAGGCAACAAAACAATTCGGCTGGGGTTCAGCGGCGGCGGTAAGTTCTTCTAATGTTATGTTAGAACCATCCCTTTGGAGCTTTTCCCTTTGGGGTGAAGATTTAATAGCTACGAGGCGTGACGGCGGTACTTATGTGTGGGATGCAACTAACGGTACGGGTACTCCCTTAATTGTTTTAACGAACGCACCTACCAATGCGTTTTTGAATCTGGTTTCTGTACCAGATAGGCACGTTGTTTGTTTTGGTGCAGATAATGATCCGTTGTTAGTTAAATGGTCTGATCAGGAAGCTAACACTACATGGTCAGCAACAGACACTAATACGGCTGGGTCACAAAGATTAGAAGTTGGCCATAAGATTATTGCCGTAGAACAAACCCGTGACCAAATATTAATTTTTACTGATGAAGTTCTATTTGGAATGAATTTCCAAGGGCCACCGTACACCTTTGGGTTTAGACCATTAGCGACTTCTTGTGCGCCAGTTGGACAAAATGCGGTTATGGAAATAAACGGGGCTGTGTTTTGGATGGGTTGTGGGCATTTTTATATATATACAGGACAAGTTCAAGCTATACCTTGTCCTATTCGTGATCATGTTTTTGACAATATCAATAAAGATGCCCAAAACACAAGTTTTTGTGGTTTGAATCGTAAGTTTACAGAACTGTGGTGGTTTTATCCTACTGGAGATAATCTTAATTTAGATAGCTATGTTACCTTTAATTATACGACTAAAGAATGGACTATTGGTACTTTAAGTCGTAATGTTTGGATTGATGATGAAGATTGGCTTTCTTACCCAACGGCTATTGATTCTAATGGAAATATCTTCTACCATGAAAATGGGACCAGTGATAACGGGTCAGATATAACCAGTTATGTTGAATGCGGTGTACTGGAGTTAGAAAACATAGGTAATCAGATGCTGTTGGTTGATAAGCTTATTCCAGATGTATCGGGTTCTCCTCAAGTTACCTTGTATACTCGTAAGTATCCAAATTCTTCTGAAGTTACTAAGGGTCCGTATGATTTGTTTTCAACAACTGAAAAACTAAGTTTACGCGCAAAGGGGCGACAACTACGAATGAAGATCAGTTATACTGGGCAAACGTATTGGAGGTTTGGTCATACGCGCTTTCAATTCACTGCGGATGGTACCCGATGACAGTTACAACTGGTGCCATTGGTCCGTTACCTTCGCCTCCAGAAGACTATGACCCTGTGTATATGGCACAACTGGTTGATCGGTTAGACATTATACATCAGCTATTAACTAGAGCTATTGGCACGGGTTGGCAGGTCAGTAATGTAACGGCAGATACGGTATTCGATGCTGATTCTACTACCACGGCAGAACTGGCCGATGTTTTAGGTACATTGGTTACACAAATGAAAGAACGTGGAATTCTTGGTGGATAATGAGATTTACCTATGAAACCAAATAATGTAAGTTTATTCCCAGAGCAGACCTATAGTGAGCAAGATTTTTGTGATGTTGTAGAACTTATGGCTAAATCTTCTATACATAAGTCGTTTACAGTTTCCGATCTAGGGCGTGTGGTTATACCGCCCCTACAATTAGACCAGTATAAGCTGTTTAAGGCGCAAAATAGGCCCGTAGGGTTTGTTTCATGGGCTTGGCTAACTAACACCACCGCATTTGGATATGTTACTCGCCAGCGGCGTTTAAAAGCCACCGATTGGAACACTGGTAAACAGCTTTGGATTATAGACGTTATTGCTGATGGATACAGCCCTATCAAGATTATGCGTTATTTAAGAGATAAGTTTGAACCTATTACTGATAGAGCATATTGGCATCGCAAGAAAAACCCGAATAAATTAGGGATTAAATTGGCGCATGTTTAGTTCTAAGAAGACCATGTGGTCAGATGGCCACTTTAGCCCTCATGCGTGGGATAAATACGGTTTTAATGAATACCAGCTAAAGCACTGTTGTTTTGGTAGCGACGGTGACGAACAGGGTGAGGCTACTACTGACCCTGTAGAAGAGACCCGAAATGTAGGTGGTTGGGTTAATCCGGATACAGAGATATATGACGAAAGTAGTGGAAAAACTGTTGATGTAGATCCGGCACTGGGTGGAGATGCTGACGATTTCTATGAAGATGATTCTCCTGTAACCCCTTCTGATTGGTCAGGGTTTCAAGAAGCGTATGAAGATACAACACCTCATACTAGAAGCCCGCATCTAACTGATAGACAAGAAGCACTAAGAAGTTTTGGGCGTTCAGGGCCAATGACAGATGCAGAAATAGGAAGAGCTATGGGCGAAGCTCGAGCTACTTCTGCAACTACAAATCCATATACTGATGTGATACGGGCTGGAATTATTGCTGATCCTCGTAAAGCTACAGGTATTACTGGTTGGATAGATCCGGACACAGGTAAGTATGCGGGTAATCCAGGCCTAATGCCGTCTGAAATGGGATTTGTCCCCCAATTCGGCTATGATGTTTTTGGTACTGATGATTCGGATGAAGAAGCGGACTATCTAGGCGACTATATTAACCCTACTAAATATAACGATTTCGACTATACGCCACGTAGCTATGGTCCAAAGGGTGCTAGCTATACTCCTTATGACCCTAGTGCGATTTCACAAGGAAAATTAGGACAATCCTACGTTGATGCTTATCAGGGAAGTAAAGACCTTGGTTCTGATATTGCCGGTTTATTCGGTTTTCAATCACCTGTAGAATTTGATTCAAGTAAAGGATTTTATGAAGGTACGACCTTCGATCCTTTTGATGCACCTGTGCTTAGTTTGTTGGCAGGGTTGAACCCTGTAACGGGAGCACTTTATGGTTTAACAAAAGGTTTAGTAAAAGGTGATCCAGTTGGTGGTGCTCTAAGTCTGATAGGTCCGTATAGTTCTTTAGCTCCAGCTGTCAGAGCTGCGGGAGGATTAAAAGACGCCTATAATATTTGGACAGGTGGCGACACTACTTTTTCTAATCTGGTTGGTGCAGGAACACCTGCCTGGGACGCCAGTTTTAATATTCCGGGGTATACGAGTACAGATATGAAATTTGATCCAGGTGGATATTTATCTGGTCTGGGGCAAGATCTAAAAGGCGGTTTGCAAGGTTTATTTAGTGATCCAACCGCTGGTAAAGCTACATATGACCTGAATGCGTTACCCTCTACTCCACAACTTAGCCCACAACAGTTGGAAGGTTTGGGACTTGGAGCTCAACAAGCAGTTAAAGATGCAATGTTGGCTATAGGTAGACAAGAACGAAATAGAGCGGTTTTAGAGAGGAATTAAGATATGGGTTATGGTTGGGACGACTTTATGGAAGATCTGGGTTTTAAGGAACCCGATCGGAGTGGTGAAGTTCAAACAAGTACCGTTACGTCTAAAGGAACTACTATACCAGAATATTTGGAAACTTTTTCCAAAGAACAACTTGATCTTATTGACAGACTATCTAAATCAGAATACCGTGATCCTTCTGTTTCTGGAATTGCTGGTTTTACCGATGACCAACGAGCGGCATTAGATGCTGCTTCGGATTATTATGGAGCCGAAGGTGGTACTGATGCGTATAAGGCCGCTAGTGGCGCATTAAGTGATCTTAGTGGGTTATCGGGTCAGCGCATTACAGATGAAGGTGCGCTAACGCCTTTTATGAACCAATACCTTGACCCAATGCGAGAAGAAATAGACCGTGCCTATGAACAAGCACAAATTAAAGCTGATGCCGGTGCGATGGGGCCGGGGGGTTACTCTGCGTTTGGAAACACTAGACGTGGGTTAGTACAGTCTAACCTTCTTGGTGAAGGTATGCGACAGAAAGGACTGTTGCAAGCAGACGCGTTTAATAAAGCCGTTAGCAATTACTATAAGGACATGGCTGCGCGAGGAACTGCTGCAGGAGCAACAATGACTGGCGCTAAAGATGTGCAGAATATTAAAGGTAAAGACTTTGGCGGTCAATTCCTTTTTGGTGGTTATGAACAAGCCATGAACCAAGCCGAACTAGATGAAAAACTAGCCCGCGAAAAAGCTGAACGCGATTGGGGCTTTAAAATGGCTGACTTTAGGCAAGGCGGTTTAACAAATCTACCCTATGGAACAACGGTTACGCAAACTTCTGATGTATTTGGTGGACCCGGAGGAAACACCTTTATGTCTGGACTTGGCGGCCTCGGAACTGTAGCCAGTGGTATAGGAAGCTTTTTTGCTACCCCCGCCGGTACAGGACAAAGTCCCGCACAAGGTTGGGGAAATCTTTGGGATTCTGCTAAAGGGTGGTTTGACTAGGAGTAATAATGGCTGCATTCAGAGATATAAATGATCCGATTGAGGTTGCCCAAAGAGGAGGGTTTAATCTTCCTGAGCACCTACAGAGGGACAATTTTCCGGGAAAAACTATTCCAGAATGGTTAGAAATCATTAGACCATTGGTTGCTCAAAACACGCCAGAGCTACAGTCTGTAGCGTGGAAAGATAATCAACCGTTGAACGCAGCTCTACAATATCATCAACCGTCATCTGGTGGCGCATTAATGGGTGGCAATCAAGTGGCACCTCGCCCCATACTACCTCATCCTAACCAAGTGGCACCTCGCCCCGTACTACCTCATCCTAATCAAGCTCAGTTATTGGCTGACGCTATTGATAAGACTAATGCAAAACGTCAAGCTTTTCAACAGCAAGGTGGAAATAGTAGATATTTAGCAGCAAAAGATAAAGTTGCATTGGCAAAAAGAATAATGGGGCCACACCCATCTTTATCAGGGGTTAGCCCTCCACCAAAACCTCCGCCTAATGAACGCCCCTTCCCGGCGGCACAAACCGTTGGGCGACATAGGGGAATGGATAGGCAAAGTGTGGAACAAAGTCCGTTGCTTCCAGATGACCTTTGGAAATCTCCAGAGATACTACCGGCGGCGTTAGGACCACAGCCAGCACGTTTAGCAAATGAAAATCCACCGACGATATTACCTAAACCTGAGGGCATACAGTTAAGTTCTGGAATGTCTCGGGAAGAGGCAGTGCCGTATCCAAGCATACCTATGTCTGCTGAAACAGTGCCGAATCAGTCAGTAGATATTAATGTTCCGATGGCTGAATTTGAAGCGGCCATAGCCGCACAATCCGATGCCCCTGTCGCTCCTATTCTACCTCGTGCTGACACTACCGATGCCCCTGCCGCTACCGATACCGCACAAGTCGCTACTATTCTACCTCCTGCTGATGGGACCGTTGCCGCTACCGATGCCGATACCGTAGAACTAGCACAGGCTCATAGACAAGCACAGGCTAATGCTGTTGCCCTAAATAAAAAACTATCTGGAGAATCTACTGCCCCGGCGCCTGAAGCTGTCCCTGTCGCTGCCGTAGAAACCGCTGCCATAGAACCCGCTGCCGCTACTACATTTCACGAGGATCACTATGAGGCTCTTCAGGAAGGGCAATCTGGAGAACCCGCTGACGTACCTTCAATCGATGAAACGCCAGATGCAGACCAGTTCCTTGGTAGTCAGATGGCTCGTAGGCTAAGACCTTATATTAAAGGTGCGGGTATAGACAGTACGTCAGTAGTTGCTAAGACTGACCCATCAGCTGATCCAAAAACCGCGACAGTGGTTGGTACTGCTTCTACAAAACGAGCAACTGCTCCACTGCAAAAAGCCATTAATGAAGAACTGGCTAGGCTTAAAGCCTCTACTGTTAAAGATCCAGATAGCACCATGCCGTTTTGGAACTGGCTTTCTGATCTTAGTGCTGGGATGCGAGCGGCAGCTAAAGCAGGAGATAGCGGCATGGGCGCACTGGCCGCTGGATTTGATAATGTAAGAAAAGGTGCAAAAGAACGTGCTGCGACTGCGCTTGCGGGTAGAACAGCCGCAATAAAAAATATTAGTGAACTAGCTGGTGCTATGGAAGATCTAGCTAGTATAACAGGAGCTGGTGATTTTAGCGGTTTTGGAAGTGCCGCTGGTCAGTTCTTTAAGACACCTAATCTTCCACGTTCTGGTCCAGTAACTAAAACTATGTCTACCAATGCTGGTCTCAATCTTGACTTAGTGCGTAATGATTATACCTATACGACAGATAAGCAAAATAACGTAACTGTTAAAACCATCAAAAGAGATACTTTAGAAAACACTCGGGGGTGGGAACTAGATCCTGAAACTAAGCTACCAAAAGGTAAGCCCATAACTTTTGTTAAGGGTAGCGAAAAATATAACAATGCCATTAAAGACGGTACTCACACGTTTACCGATCCAGATGACATAGAAACGATAGCTAATGACAAAGAAATGAAAGCAATTTTAGGCAAAAATTATGATGCTTGGAAAAACAAAGGCTCTATTATTTTTGTAACAAAGAATGCTGGTGTATATAAAAGTCTTCGTATTCAAAATCTACCTCCAGGTAAATGGGTAAATATGTATAACCGAGAGACCAACCTAACGACAATGGTAGATTCCTCTTATCCAGCGGACGTGAAACAGGCACAAGAAAACGGCTACAATACCATTATAAAATACCAAGCTAATACTCCTACTAGAGGTAGAGCTTCTGTGTTACGAACTTCTAATTCAGCGGCAAAACAGAGTATGGCCTTAGTTGACAAGCTGGTGGCTGAAGAAGATAGGCGTAGAGCAGCAGGTGAAGTACCCTTATTCGGTGCCGTTGGTGGAGTAGTAAGAACATATCAAAACTTTACAGAACTTGCTTCCGATATAGGAAGATCACTGCCTATAGTAAGGTGGATGGGTAGAAGTGCCGCACAACATGATTATAATTTCGGCATGACACCAGAAGCACAAGACAATTTTGATGTTATGGCGGCAAAGCTTCCTATTTTTAAAACAATGCTGGTCTATGCGTTAGCAAAAGCTAGGAAACAAGATAATAGTAGGTTAAACCAGCATGATGTTGCATTAGCAAGAAAAGATATAGATAAACTGGGTGTGCTTACCAGTTCAAGACAAATTAGAGAGGGTTTATTAGCGGTAAAGACACAGTTCCAAGGTGTCATTGACAGAAATACTGAAGAACTGGATTTAATTGTAGGAACTAAGCCTCCGCCTAAACAAAAACCGAAAGGGGCTAATTACGATGCCGTTGTTCAACAATTAAAACAAGCCAAAGCAGATAACCATCCAAACCTTGAAACTTTTATGAAAAGAACAAATGAAATATATGGTGATGGAACTGCAGAGAGAATATTAGGACCAAAATAATGACCAAGCCACTATCCGATCCTGCAAGTATTATTTTTGCCCCTGTAGAAGACCCAGCAGCGAAAATTTTTGCTCCTACAGAAGCAGATAAACAAGCGGATATTGTATCAATCGCTAAACTTAAATTAGCTGAACAAGCTGCATTATCAGGTGCTGATGATGAATTAACTATTGATGAATTAGAGGAACAGCTTGGTTCTATAGTACCTCTCGACGAGGAAGGTAATTTCGGTGTTGAAGCTGCTACGCGCCGTATGTTTGGTCCTGCAGGAACACTTACTCGCGAAGCTGCAACCGCCGCAGGAGCACTGGTGGGACAACATGTTGGATCAGCAGCAGAACTTATTCCAGGAGCAAGAAAACTAGCGAAAATAAAAGCTATACCTAAAGGAAGAGCTGGCGAAAGTGTCGGTGCTATGTTGGGAGCTGGAGCAGGAAGTCTACTTTTTGATTCTATTGATGACGGCATACGATATTTACAAGCCCCTACCGGTCCTGGAATTGAAGCAGTAGATAAATTTGGTGATGCCCTTAGTCAATCAGGTGCCGAGGCTTTTGGTTCTGCTGGAGAAGGGTTGCGTTTGACTGGAGAAGCTATTTTTTCGGATGAAGAATCTGCTGCTCCTTCACGATATGATTCACTACTTGGGCCTACCAAGGAAGCAGCGGACCAAATGGAACTTGAAGGATTGGTTCAATCAGCCGTACCCGCAGCTAAGTTACTTCCAGCTGGGATAAAGCACGCCTTTAGAAAGCTTTTTGGAACGACTGACCCACATACTGTAGAACTAGCAAATCTTGCGTCTGCTTATAAGATTCCACTTGGACTAGTTCAAGGTACTAGTCACGAATGGTTAAAAGGATTTACACGAGTTTTAGGTGTTCTTCCATTTGTGGGTGGTCCCTTTAAAAAATCGGCAGCCGCAACAGATGAAGCCCTTGGGGTTAGGTTATTTGAAATGCTGGATTCATTTGCACCAAGTGTTTTTACGACCGCACAAATGAGTAGAAAATTAGTTGATCGTGCTGCTAAAAAGTTTGGATTTTTCAACACAGCTTCTAATCGTCTTTATAACAAATTCTTTGATATGACTAAACATCTCCCTGCGGATAAACAAGCCTTTATTCCTACAAAAACTATAAGAGAAGCGGCAGAAGGTATTATAGAAGCAGCTAAATCGGGCACGGAAACAATAAAAAAAGCCGTACCGGAACAAGAAAAAGTAATTCAAAAACTGGCACTGGATCTTATGAATATGAATAAAAGAATAGATCCAACTACATTTAAAGCTGATGTTGAAAACATTGCTACAATTATGCGAAGCTTACACCCTAACTCAGCAGCACATAAAGAAGGGGTACTTTTAAAAGCAGCTTATGAATCAGCATTAAGTAGTCCAGCATTAAACTTTGCTGGAAAATTTAAAAACGGGGCTATTTCTAATGCACCGGATGCAATTTCTGGAAGAGCTATTGCCAAACAGTTACAAAAAGCTAATTCATTTTTCAATAAGGGTATGTTAAAGTTTGAATCAGCTACTGCTAACAAGTTTGGAAGAGTGGATAGAAATCTATTTGATTCTGCTTGGAAAAAAGCAGGAACTAAAGAGAAAGACGAACTGTTCAAAGATGTTTTTAATTTAAAATCACGCGACAGCCTTCGCCAACTACAAAAACTTGTTGGCGCTAAAGCTGTTCATCGTTCTTTAAGGGCATTAATTGATGAAACTATAGAAGGTTCTTCGGCGGTTATAAGAAAACGACTACTAAAGATTCCTAATTTAGCTGGAGGACATCTTAGAGATGACATAACTGGGGCGTTACCTGACGCGGAAGCTTTGGCGAAAGTTCAACAAATTTTGGGAATGGGTACTAGAAAAGGAGAAGCAGTTTTAACTGAAGCTTTAAGATATACAGGTGTTGGTGTAAAACAACTAAAAGATTTCTTTAAGCTTGCTGCTGCTTCTCAAAGTTTTTATATTCCTGATGCTTCAGTATTTTTACAACGTCGCGTTACATTAGGTGGTTTGGCAGCATTAGGAGCAGCAGGAGGTACGATAGCAGCCGCAGGAGCTGCACTTTTTCCTACAGCCGCTAAACTCGCTATAATGCGTATGGGTTCAAAATACTTAACTAATCCTAAGAATCTTAGAACACTTACTCAAGCCCTTAGTGATGAAGTTCCAGATAGAATACGAAGAGCAGCTTATGTTCGAATTGTACAAGATTTAAATAAGATTAGTCAAGATGATCCAGAACTAACTGACTCTGAAATTGAAGCATTAAAAGAACGAGCTTATCAAGCCGCTAAAGCTACAGTTCAAGTTACTCCCGGTCAACTTACTCAAGCTGGTCAGCAACTTACTCAAGCTGGTCAGCAAGCTGTTGGTGCTATTCAAAAGACTTTATCTCCTGCGGCTATGAAGAAAATACAGTCTGTTACTATTCCGTAGGTATTACATGGTATTGGCTAAACATACCAAACAATACCCTGCCAATTCGTCTTAAAGGTAAGGCTACTGGGGCTTTGAAGCCAAGGTATTGGCGAATTGCCTAAAAACCCGTTTGAAAATCGAATTGAAATCTCAAAAAATTGGCAATTCGCCAATTCGCCAATTCGTTTACCCCTTTCTTTAATAAAAACAAAGGCTTGATGGTATTGGCAAAGTATTGGAACGAATTGGCGTAAATTCGGTACAGGGTATTTTACTGTACAGGTTTTTTCAGAAATTCTTATCGCGCGCGGGTGTATAGCAAACTTTTTTTGGTTGCGACATTGTCGCACCGCCACTGGTATGTTAAACTACGTTTAGAAAGTAAGTAGAAAGGCTAGAACATGAATATAAATTACCCGTTCAAAACTGAGCCCTATGCTCACCAGCTAGCAGCGTTAGACCGTAGTTGGGAAAAGATAGAGTATGCGTACTTTATGGAAATGGGTACAGGTAAGTCTAAGGTATTGATTGACAATGCCGCTATGCTGTTTGATGCTGGTAAAATTCAAGGGCTGGTTATCGTAGCTCCAAAAGGGGTGTATCGAAACTGGTCCTCTAAAGAAATACCCGCCCATATGCCAAGCCATATTCCTGTTCGCATAGGGGTTTGGTCCAGTAGGTTAACTAAGAAAATAAAAGCCGAACTTAATCGGTTGTTTGAACCTAATGATGATTTGAATATTTTAATCATTAACATTGACGCTGTAATTACTAAAAAAGGTAATTTGCTTTTAGATAAATTTTTAAACACTAGAATCTGTATGCTAGCTGTAGATGAAAGTACCGTTATTAAATCTCCTTCAGCGCAACGAACAAAGGCCATGATTAACCTCAGTAAGTTTGCAAAGTATCGTAGAATACTAACAGGCTCACCAGTTACTAAATCCCCACTTGATGTATTTAGCCAATGCGATTTTTTAAACCCCCACATACTGGGGTTTAGTTCTTATTACAGTTTTAGAAACCGTTTTGCTATTTTAGATAATGCAGACTATGGTGGTAGAAGATTCAAGCAGGTTGTCGGATATAAAAATACTGAACAGTTGCATGAGATATTACAAGAATTTAGTTATCGTGTAACTAAGGAAGAATGCTTGGATCTACCCCCTAAGATCTATATGCGACGCGAATTTGAACTAACTAAGTCACAACGTAAGCTCTATAAACAAATGCGTCAAACAGCTATAGCCTTCTTGGAAGAAGGTGAAGCAACCACTACCACTGTACTTGTTCAACTATTAAGACTGCATCAAATATCCTGCGGGTTTCTACCAACGGATGACGGGCAGCTAGTACAGATAGAAAATAACCGTGCTAACGAATTACTTTCTGCGTTAGAAGAAGTTTCAGGCAAGGTTATTATCTGGGCTAATTACCGTAACGATATTTTCATATTAAGAGGATTAATAAGAAAAATATACGGTAAGGATTCACTGGTTACATATTTTGGAGATACTAAAGATGAAGAACGTGTGGAGGCTATATCACAATTTCAGAACCAAGATTCGCCTGTACGGTTTTTTCTCGGCAATACACAAACAGGTGGTTATGGAATCACGTTACATGCTGCGACAACTGTGGTCTACTATTCCAACAGTTACGACCTTGAAAAACGATTACAATCAGAAGATCGCGCCCATCGTATTGGCCAAAATAATTCAGTTACGTATCTGGATCTTGTATGTAAAGGTACGGTGGATGAAAAAATTATAAAAGCGTTGCGTGATAAGATTTCTTTAGCTCAAGCAGTAACAGGAGATAAGTGGCGTGAGTGGATTTGAGAAACATAAGCTGCTGGTAAAGAAGTTCCCTAACGGCTTTACAGTAAGCCGGTGTGAATTAGATGGCAGCGAAGAAGACTGTATTGCGTTTTGTTCAACTTTAGAAAAAGCGAAATTAGTAATGGAAGCTTTATCCCATTATGCTAGATAATAATTTTGCTTGCCGGATTAAATTATTATGGGCTACACTTTACAAAGCTTAGAAAGGTAGAAGGTTAGATGTCTAGAGTCTTTATAACCCAGGAAATGCACGGTAGGAATTTTTTACCAGCCAGACATTACGGTAAGCTCGTAGCTGTTCTACCCGATAATGCTCAGATAGTAATCTCAGCAACCCCTATTTTAAGAAAAATTCAAAGAGCTTTATATGACTACAGTAAAGAAGACTATTTACTGTTATCCGGTGATCCTATCATCATGGGGTTATGTATGATGGTAGCGTCCGATAAAACCAATGGTTATTTAAAGATGTTAAAATGGGAAAAACGTGAGAAAGATTACTATGAGGTAGTAGTAGATTACTACGGTAAGGGAGAAGACAATGAATGATATCTTTGCAGAACTAGAGAAAGACACTTTAAAGAACGTCAACATACCTAAAGATAAAGAACTGGTTGAAGTTGGTGTATTAATAAGTACCTTACATAAAATGCAGGAAGACTATTACCAACAAGAAACCGCCCTTAAAAAATTTAAACAAGAAATTATAGAAATGGAGTTACGTACAATTCCAGACATTATGACAGAATTAGGTGTTGCTGAATTTACCAACACGGATGGCGTTAAGGTAACAATCAAACCATTTATAAGTGCCAGCATACCCAAAAAACGTATGGAAGAAGCCCACGCATGGTTAAAAGATAACGGGCATGGTGATTTAATAAAGCATTTTGTTTCTGTAGATGTAGGTAAAAAAGGTAATGACGCTGGCCTAGCGTTAGAGGCTTTATCTGAGTTGGGGTTAGATCCAACCGATAAAGAAAATGTTCATCCACAAACATTAAAGGCGTTTGTGCGTGAACAGGTCGAGTCGGGGGAGCCCATCCCGCTAGAGCTCTTCGGAGCATATTTTGGGCAAAAAGCGACCATTAAGAAAGGATAGAAAATGGCGAAAGCACTAAAACAGGTAGACAGTACAGTTCCGGCTGAACTGTTAAGTGAAATGGCAGCAGATGCCGGACACGGACAAGAAGGTATTACCGGGCAAGACTTGGCAATACCGTTTCTTAAAATACTTCAACAAATGTCTCCGGAGCTTGCCAAACGTGACGGTAAGTATATTGAAGGTGCCACTGAAGGTATGATTATGAACAGTGTTACAGGGCAGTTGTGGGAAGCCGACGAAGGCGTAACCGTAATTCCCTGTGGCTTTAAATTCAAAACCAATGAGTGGCTACCAGAACGTAAGGGGTTAGTTAATAGCTACTCCAGAACAGATACATTGCCGGAATTTGAACGTGATGATACAGGCACATCTATAACTAAGGCTGACGGTAATATCTTGCAAGATACCGCTGAACACTATGTTCTGGTTGTTTATCCAGACGGTGGTTGTGAACAAGCCCTTATAAGCATGGCCCGTACTCAGCTTAAACATAGTCGCAAGTGGAACACTATGATTAAGCAGAAGATACTTCAAACTAAAGATGGCCCTAAGAGTCCTCCGTCGTATGGGTATATGTATACCTTAAAAACCACCGGGGAATCTAAAGACGATAACCACTGGGAAGGGTGGACCATAGCAGATGCTGGCATGGTAACTGACAGTAATCTGTACCAAGGAGCAAAGGCTTTCGCTAATTCTATTAGCCAAAATGAAGTCTTAGTTAAGCATACCGAAGAAGTAATGTAAGGAAAAACCCCCTGCTTCGGTGGGGGGTAATCCTTTTAGGGGGTATGCTATGTCTATCTATGCGCCAGCATTTATGGAATTATTTAAAGGTATGGAAGAAGCATATGGCGAATACGCTATATCTGATAAACCTGCCGATCCGGAAACTAAAAAGAAACAAGGCCAAGCTGTAACAATCCGTAAGCCTGTAACTGAAATACTTTGGGTCAGGCATTTAGCGGGTAGAAAAACACTTGGTATTATTCCTATAGATAAAATGAGTATGTGTCAATGGGGTGCTATTGATATAGATAATTACGATTTAGATATAGTATCGTTCAGTAGAGCATTCTATAAACGGGATTTACCCTTAATACCTTTTCGTTCTAAGTCTGGCGGTATTCATTTAGTGTTATTTCTAACAGAACCCGTACCCGCTAAAGAGCTACAGGCAAAATTAAGTGAAATTGCAGCCTGTTTAGGGTATGGAACTTCTGAAATTTTTCCAAAACAAACCAAGGTTTTAATAGATAAAGGGGACTTAGGTAACTGGTTAAACATGCCTTATTTTGGAGGTGAAAAAAGTACCCGTTACGCCCTTGATAAAAGTGGTGAAGCTTTACCTATTGATAAGTTTTTGGATTTTGTACAAGACTTTAGAATTACGCCCAAGCGGCTTAAAGATATAAAAGTATTAGAAACGGGAACCTTGCTTCCAGACGGACCACCGTGTTTACAAGCACTGGTTCAACAAGGATTTCCACAAGGTACAAGAAACAACGGCCTGTTTGCACTTGGAGTGTATTGTCGTAAAGCCTTCCCTGATAATTGGGACCGTGAAATAGAAATAAAAAATACAGACTGTATGGACCCACCTTTAGATTCTAAAGAAGTTCAATTAATCATCAAACAGGTGGGTAAAAAAGACTACAACTATAAATGCAACGACCAGCCACTAGCCGCATTTTGTAATTCTGCATTATGTCGTACTCGTAAGTATGGAATAGGCGGTGGTGCCATGCCCACAATGACAGGCTTACGAAAGCTGCCGACAGACCAACCTGTTTGGTTCTTAGAAGTTAACACAGCGACCTTAGAACTAAATACTGATCAATTACAGAAACAAACTTTATTTCAAAAAGCTTGTATGGAAGCCATTAATTACATGCCCCCTAAAATAGGCGATCGCCAATGGCAAACACTAATTCAAGTTTTATTAGATAATTGTGTAGAATTAGATAAACCTAAAGAAGCGGGTATTGGTGATCAGTTCAATGAGCTGTTTATAACTTTTTGTACAGACAGCCGGTTAAGGGCTAATGCAAAAGAAGAG